TATACTACTTGACCCGACCTATTTAATAACCTATTACCATCTTGACTATACTTTTGATTTTGGCCAAGGGTCATATACTTTAACATTATACTTATATTGCCAAAATCTTCTGCTAACTTTTTCAATGGGCCATAAAAATAAGTGCCAGGTTTTTCATCTACTTTTTTTGCCGGCCTTATTAAGTGTTCTAATGACATTGCTGACTCCGCACTTTTTTGTTTACGTCTATACCTCTCATGTTGTTTTGTTGATTCATCTTTATGCTTTTCCTCTTCTTCTCTTTCTAGAAATCTATCCAATCGTTCACGTTCTGGCTGAAGTTCTTTTTCATATCGTTTATCATCATCATCATTATTATTATTGCCCTTAAGTTTGCGTAGAATAGTTCTAGTGCTTGCCATTATCACTCCTTATGTTATTTCACAGGCTCCGCCAGCACAAGCAAGCTCACCTGTTAAATTAGTGTTATCTATTACCTCTATTACACCCGACAAATCTACTTCTCTTAAATTATTGAACAATGTATTAAATGTTTTTTCATCGGTATCTTCAAAAGGCATCTGTTTGTGACTACCACCAAAGTAAGGCAATACAGACAATCCATTGTAAAAATCGCGGTTGGACCACATCCACTTACCTACTTCTTCCCACTCTTCATCTTTAACAGATACAGTGCAAGAAACATTATGTGTGTTGTTGCCACCATTATGACCTGGAACAATCCACCTTTCGTAAATATCTTTTACTCTATTTAATAACTCTAAAGAAGTTTCATGCCTCAATATTCCATTCTCTGGCGCTCGTTGAGGAATAGAAATTATAGCTTGAGAATCAGCTTTGAAGAAATCATCCTCTACAAGCTCTGGATGGTTAATAGCTAAGTAAGAATAGATAGCTTCATTCTTACCTACTCGTATACGGCGAATATAATAATCATTATGCCATGCGTGAATACCGCTAGAAGTACCTAATACACAAGATGTGGTGCCACTTGGTTTAACTGTAGTAACTCTGGCAGCATAATTAATACCCAACTCTGCTGCATAATACTTGTTAGTATCAACCGCTAATTTAGCTGCGGCTTCTAAATCTAACCTCTGCACCTTACCACTACCAATGCCTGTCATCCCAATACCTAAAAGAGCATCTTTCTCTGTAGTTCGCCTCCATATATCTCTCAAGTAATGAAAGTTTGTATAGGCTGCTTGAAGTGTGCCGATAAGAGATGCAGCAGAAACTCTATCATTAAGGTCTTGCTGTGTCTCTACATCACTGACATTTACTTCACATAGGTTGCAAAACTGAAACGGCCTTAATGCAATTTCTGCACAAGGATTAGTGCCCCATTCAGAATCATTTGTAAAATAAACACCAGGTTCGCCAGCACCACTTTCTTTTACCTTTTCCCATATGTTAAAGAAATCTTTCTTCTTTACTCTATGCCTCACAACTACAGCAGAGTTATTGGCTCTTGCTCTTTGGGGTTCTGTTTCCCACCAGTCTCCGAATTTGCATTGGAGCATATCTTGATCATCAATGGAAAACAAACTAATAGTAGCAGACCTACGGATGCCGCCAGATAAAACTGCGTCTGCAATCCAACAGACGATATCATGTACTTCCAAAGTGGAGAGTTGTTCACCATGTTCTTTCCTATCAAATATTCTTTTAATGTTATGAACGCAATCTTTTAATGGTTCGGGACCAGGCGCCTTACCGCCGCTGGTAATAAGCATAGCACCTTTAGGTCTTATTCCACCAAAATCAAAATCGGGTTCGGGTTTTCCACCAAGGTAAGATTTCATTAACATCTTAATACAATCAGCCCAACCCTCAATACTATCACCAACTAGATATCGGCGCTTCTTAGTAGGCTTAGTTATTGCCGGTAACTTTTCAACATGATGTTTTTGTACGGAATATCCAACGCCAGTTCCACCCAATAATAAAAACATGACTTCGCTAAACGCCCGATAGTCATCAATAGGTAAAAACGCACAATTATATACACGCGATGGTGTTTGTTTGATTGCTGCTCCTGCAAACTGTAATGACCTCATAGATGGTAAAACTTTTTTATCATACACTAATTGATAAGCTTTTTCTATATTAGATCTAAGCTGCGGAAAATTTGCAATGTGCATATCACGGTTTCTTGTAATAAGTTCCTTCCATGTCTCTCTTCTTTGTTCAGTTGGAAGATACCGTGCATACTTCATATGCACTGTAACTTCAGATAAAATCTGTTGTGATATGTCCAATGTTATTCTCCGTTTGAGTTTGAGGGTAAATTCTTTACACTTTCATAACCGTCCTTAAAAAAGCCTCTTCCAAATGCTATTCCTACTGGCGAAATAACTCTATTTACTTTCTTACTTTTACACTTAGGGCATGATTGTTTTTTATATTTATCATACTCTGTTACCATACATTTGATTTCAAAATCGTGATCACACTTTTTACACTTAAATTCATAGACCATCAAACACTCCTTTTGCCAGTTTTTTCTAACCTATGAATAAACTCAGTATGGCCATTATCAGAAGTCATTAATACTTCGTACTCAACAACCTCATTAGTATACACTTGCTCTTTTGACATCAACTCATTAGCCATTCTAATAACATCGTCTTTTTTTGTATCTCTACGATGAGCAGAATAGATGTGTGATATTTGAGTATCACCATTTCCCCAACGATAAGTTTTAGATATCGTAAACCTTTCCATATTTTATGCTTCCTCTTTAAAAGTTCTATATAAAGACTTCATTTTATCTCCACCGTTCAACATATTATTTACCTTATCACCAATAGATATACCGCCAGTTGAAGGCATATTTTCATTCAAATCAATAAAGCTACGAGCAGGGTCCATGTCAATATTAAAGTTAACATTAGCTTGACCCATACGGTTCTTACCAATATGAAATTTCCTTTGCGAAAAGGTACCAAAGAAATCTACGACCATCGCTTTATTAATCGCTTCACCAACTTTATCAATAGTAATAACATCATCATTGAACCCTTCACGGTTGCTTTGAGTAGCTGTCCAAATCGGCAACTTCATCTCCATAGACAACGCACGAAGATCTTCAAAAATACTTTCCAACTCAAATCGTTTCTGATCATATCCACGGCGACTCTTCATCAAATCGCCATAATCAATTATGACTAAATCGGGACTAAACCCACTAGATAACAACCTTCCCATATGAAACTTAAGCGTATTGATTGTTGCTACCTTTGGTGGATATTCTTTAATAAACAATTGGCCGCCATCAAAACGAACCAATTCATTCTCTGCTTCAGACATTCTGCCTCTCAATTCTTTTGTGGGAATGCCTGTAATACGACTATCATAACGATTGCCTACATGAGTTTCACTCAACTCAAATGTATAATGAATAACATTTTTACCAGCAGCTAAAGCTCCAAACCCAAGATTAACTAGAAAGAATGATTTACCACCGCCGGTAGGTGCCATCACCACACCCAACTCACCATTAGCTAAGCCACCATCTAATACATTGTTTTGATCTAATAGGGGAAAGCCGGTCGGAATGCAGGCTCTCGTATGCACTTGCTGTCGTGACTTGAATGAATCAAAATAATCATGGCCCATATCTTGTTCAGTACTAATCTTTAAACTATCTTCAATAGTCTTTTGAATCTCTTCAAACTTACCCTCTTTAAGCAACTCTACTGATTGTAGAATTGCACCCTTCATAGATTGGTTCTTGCAAAACTCTAACGACTTATCCTTTGCATACTCAATCTCTTGACGATTAACTTTTGTTTCTATATCCAATAAAACATTTATTGTTGACTCTTTAAGCTCTCCCTCTGGATACTGAGAGATTTCTGTCTTTAAAGTATCATAGGTTGGTGGTGCATTATACTTATTAAAAAGTTTTCTTATCTCTAACCAAACTGTTTTGTGTGCTTCAGATGTGAAGTATTCTTCTTTTAAAACCTCAAAGCTCTTTTCAAAAAAGTCTCTATCAATTAAAGCCGCTTGAAGAACACAATTCTGAAAATTTGTTCCAAAAGACTTAAAAGAATCAACATCCGTATACGACATTTATAATCTCCTTACAGTATTACTGGTTCGCGTGAAACTGACATGAACGATGAAACCCAATTATCAATATTAGTTGGCGATATATCTTCGCTCAACAACTTAAGTCTAAGTTGATAAGAATTAAACTTTAAATCTTTATTTTCGTAACTTTTTTCTAATGCCTGAATTGATTGAATGTTAACCTCTATATCTAATAGCTGTACTATCTTATAGTTTCTTCTTAACAATTCTTCGTTATCAATATATTTTTGATACTTCTTATTCTTTTGATTACTGGCATATTCTAAAAGACTATCCACATCCATATCTTCATTGATTGATAGTAGTGGAAAATCCCTTTTAACACTCTTCTCACCAACGCCAGAGATGCCGGAGATGTTATCACTCTTATCACCTACGATAGCCTTTAGAAGTGCGTAATTAGGTGGAAAAACATCCTCTTTTTCTACCATGTAATCCATGTCTATCATCTCACCTTTAGGATTTTCTTTAGTCTTAACTGGTCGGTAAATAGTAGTGTTACCATCTACTAACTGAAAAAAATCTCTATCAGTAGATACAATGACTTTTGCTTCATCTTTAAAGAAAGTTCTACAGGAATATGCTATTTGGTCATCGGCTTCTAAATATTGAACTGCCGGCTGATATACAGGTAGTAAATCTAAACACTCTTTTAGTAGTTGGAGTTGTCTAGCAAAAGATTGTGTTTCATCTTCTTGCGAATATTCAAAATGCCTATTAAGACCTCTAAATTTTCTACCCTCTTTGTATTCCTTTATCGTGCGTCTACGCCGTTCTGATGAACCTTTACCTTCCCATACCACCGAAACAATATCGGGGTTATGCTTTTTTATTTGCGATTGCAAACTATTGAGAGTGCCATACACACCACCAACGTGTTCGCCATTGTCGTTTGTTAGCCTAACTGCGGAGAAGTTTCTAACAAACATATTCATCAAATCAATCAATAAAACTTTTTTCATATCTTTACCATATCACCATATTAGTTATGAGGCGCTTTATGAACACTCTATATAATATAATCAAATATTTTGGTCCTGTCAAGCCTTTTCTTTGTTCGGCTAAATATTCTTTTTCTCGTATTTTGGCTAGTCGGATTGCCCATCTTTGCTGCTTTAATGCACTCAATTTGGCCCCACCGCTATACCAAACACAATTTTCAATAAAAAGCCAATACCATATTCTAAGTGTGATTAACATAATAAAAACCATTAATTAATATTAGTGACTCATCGTCATTTTCATTCTTCATCTTTCTGTCTCCGCGTTGGTGTTGGTGGTTTTCTATTTCTTGGGTTTATTCTTTTTTGCCACACATTTACCTTTCTCTCTCTAGTTGCTTCAACATTCTTTTGATTGTTACTATCAGTTGGGTGCTTTTCTTGGCCGATTGGAGTGTTTCTCTCAACAACAGCATATACTTGTGGTTCATAATGATAATGCTGACTACTATTATAAAAAGGATAGCTGTAAGGATAATTGTTTCGATCATGGCGATTATAATATTGTGGGTAATGAACGTAATGTTTTTGTACTATGGGTAATATTTGTTCATCATAAGTAACCTTTTCTTTTTTAGCTATTTCAGTTTTACTGCTATATGGGTTAATCAATACAGTATAGCAACCAGTTAATAATAGTAATGGCCAAATTTTATAGATCATAATTTATTCTTCTTAAAGACGCATCATCATACTTATAAGGTTCAACACCAGGCGTTTCTAAAATATCAATACGATTAACAAACCGTGCGTTCATCGTATCTTTGACTTGATATACTCCAGACTTCTTACCAGCATCCACCCAAACATAATCACCAAATCTAAGAAAACCCCCATTACGTACAAGCATATTCCGTGAAACCGCCACATATTTATATTCACTCGCTCTTTTTATTTTAATAACCGTTCCATCTGCCGTAATGTTAGGCGTATCATCAGTTTGAGATGAAACAGGGTGATACATTGTAACGACTATTTTATGAGTATTAACCTCATAATCATTTATTGTTTGCTCATAAGTTAGTAATTTTTCAGCCATCATCAGACCATTTATAGTAGTGTCTTTTATGAGCGAATCGGCTATTGATATTTTAAAATTTAAAAAACTTATTTCATCATTTAATTCATCAATGACGCTCTTCTTTTCTACACTATGTGCCACTAAAATGACCGATAGTAGTGTAATAGCTATGGTTTTTATATTTTCTTTATTCATATTAATTCCCGTTGGTAGTATAAATATAGCATAGAAATTCTATAAGTTTTACTATCATTTAAAAAAATTTAAATTCATTGTTTGGAAAAAATTTTACTAGAAATGGTACCGCTACGGAGAATCGAACTCCGATTGCAGGGTTGAAAACCCTGAGTCCTAACCGTTAGACGATAGCGGCTACTTAAACGCCCACTTCGCCACCCTCACACCAGTAAAGAACAAAAACAATAATGCTGCTCCGGTATAAGATGTAAGTTCAGTTACACCAAACACCGGAGCTACAGCAAAATTCCACAGCAGGGAAAAGAAAAATCCAATCAGAAGGTATAGTAAGCCAACAAAAATACCAACCGCAGTAATACCAATTAAAAACCCAACACACCACATAACTTTTACAAACCATGGCGTTTCTGTTTTAGTGATAGGCTCTTTTATCTTTTCCCAATACTTCATTAAAGAATTTCATCCTCTCCTAATGCTTCTGTGGTTACTTCTTCTTCACGCTTATCTGGATCTTGTTCTATGATCAATGATTGTTTAACCATCTTTTTACAATAAGCATGAGCTTCTGCGTTTTCAGCTTTCCTAATCCACTCTACAAATTTAGTATTTTTAAATTCATAAAGCTCGCCGGTATCTTTATTGGTAATAGAAGATTTTTGTGCTGAGATTTTTGCCGCGATGTCAGACTTGAGCAAAACATCAAGCCAACTCTCTTCATCAATCAAGCCACGATTAAAATACATTTTAAGTTCTGCCTCACGATGAGGCGGACCCAAACGATTTTTGATAACCTTTGGCTTAATACCAACGCCTATTGTGTCTTGTCCGGCTTTGACTTTTCCACCACTATAAAGTTTAACTCTTACTGATGAAAAGAATGGTACAGCTTTACCGCCAGGCGATACTGTAGGATCACCAAACACCATACCACCTATTTTTTCTCTAACTTGATTTAGAAAAACTAATGATATTCTTTGATTACCTATGAACCGAATACTCTTACGCAACCCTTGACCAATTAATCGTGCGCCTAATCCAATAGTAGAGTCACCATACTCACCTTGAATTTCAGCTTTGGTAGAAGTTCCAGCAATAGAATCCCAAACAATACAACATAACTTATTTTTATCGTTTTCGCGGATTCTTCGTACTATCTCTTCTATTCCTTGAAATACTTCTTCAATTGTTTCTGGTTGCAGGTATACAAGATTGCCGCCTCTTTCTTGTTCCTTTAATCCAAGGAGTTTTAAAAAACTCCAGTTGGCTGCATTTTCTGTATCAATAAGAATTGGTATGCCACCTCTATCTTGACAATCTTTTAATATCATATAAGATAGAAGTGATTTACCGGTTGCTGCTTCGCCACTAATTTCAACCAACTTACCAACAGGAATACCGCCAGGCGCATCGGCATCATTAGAAATGATAGTATCTAAAACAGTAGAGCCGGTAGAAAGCCACTCCTTTACTTCAGCAGGGCTTTCTCCCTTCCCCATAATATAGGCAACGTCACCTATTTTTTTATTGAGAGAATCTACGATTATGTCGGTGAGAACGCTGTTGTCACCAGCAACAGCATCCTCACTCGTTGCAACCTTTTTTCTCGCCATATTAGCTTAACAACTTATCAAAGGCAGCGCCAATCTTTTCACTAACACCATCTTCTTCTGCCGTTACCTTGGTGGA